GCGTTCGTGCGTCTGGGCTGGCGCGAACGCGCCTGGGAGGCCAGCGAATTCTTCTTCAAGGACCGTGCGCCGCCGGCATGGAACCAATGGGCCGAAGTGGTCTCGCACACCCCGCGCGACCCCTTCTTCCTCGGCGACCTGCCGCACGCCTGGGTGGCCTCGGATTTCGTGCGCTCGGCGCTGGACATGTTCGCCTACGAGCGCGAGATCGACGACAGCATCGTACTCGCCGCCGGCGTGCCCACGGCGTGGCTGGCGGGCAAGGGCATCGCCCTGGATGGCCTGCGTACCACCCACGGCCTGCTGGGGTATTCGCTGGTCCGCGGTGACCGGCAGTTGACCCTGCAGATCGCCCCCGGCCTGCAACCACCAACCGGAGGCCTGGTGCTGCCGTGGCCTTACGAAGGTGCTCCCGGCGCGGCCACCATCAACGGCGAGCCCGTCGAATGGGATGGCAACGAACTGCGGATCATGACGTTGCCGGCCAAGGTGGAGATTGCGATTCCGGCGGAGTTGCGGCGTAGCGAGCGCGGGCGGCGTTGAAATTTATTAAGAAGACATCCAATCAGCCATAAAAGCATGCTGTTTTGGCGACGTTTCCGCCGTTTTTGATACTTCCGATAATTGATGGACGTCCGAAACTGGAAAATCGGTCGTTTTATTCACTTCTACGCTGCGCTTAAAAGGGTCCATTGCGAAGGCGTGCGAAACAAGCCCCATTGCAAGGCAAAAAAGCATGGCGGATGAGGCGAGCTTTCTCCATACCGCTTTTTCCTCGCGGCTAACGGCGCGTTGTTCGCCGGCTATTCCGATGACGACATTTAGCGGCTGACCGGATAGGCCCGCAATAGTCGCGCATGCTACTGCGTCGGGTGTGTTCCGGCCTTGCCGCCAGTTGTTGACCGTTTGACGGCTCACGCCTAGCGCGCTGGCTAGTGCGCTGTCGGTTTCGATGTTTCGGGTTTGCTTGATTGCGTCAAGCAAGTCGCTGATTGTGTGCATTGTGTATCGACCCTCTTGACAAGCGCGTCTCGACCTACTTTACTGCGTCCCGTGTATCGAGACTCGATACACCCGCCCACCGCAGCGCCCCCTGCGGGCCCTCCTGACGGGGAGGGCAGGGCGGCACTACGGGACGGGGCGTGAGGGTGTCGAAATGAACGTTGAACAGCACGCGCTATTGCAGGCTCGGATTCTGGACGCGCAACGCCTTGCGTTGGACCTGTGCGAATTGGGTCATTCGAAGGTGGGTATCGCGCTGAGCTTGGCTGCATTCAAGGCACTGCGCATCAAGCCCAGCGCGGAAGCCGCTCCGGCTGCGAAGCCGGCCCGCAAGTCGAAGCCGGTCAAGTCGGAAGGGGAGGGCGCATGAGTGCCGGTTCCTCGTTCGCGGTTCTGGTTTGGGATACGCCGTTGCAGTCCTGGGCGATCTGGTCGGACGGCTACGACACCTACAGCGCGGCCAATCGGGATGCCGCTGAGCTTTGTTTCTTGGGCCGCCACGCCATCGTGCGCCGCTCGCCGGTCGTGTTCCCCCCTGCATTGCAGGTGGCCGCATGATCGCCACCGAAAAAGGCCTGCGCCGCACGGTGCGCAAGGCGCGCAAGCTGCACCACGTGTTCCTGATTTACCGCCGTTGGGCGGGGGGAGATAGCTTTCTTCTCGACTGCTTAGCGCAGTCGGCGAAGTCGGATCGCGATGCCGCGATGGCGCAAGCCCGCGAGTTCAAGCGCCGGGTTGCGCAGCGGGCGATGCAGTCATGATGGCCGTCCTCCTGCTGCTCTCGGTTCTCTGCCTGTCCATCGGCACCGCGCGCCTGTTCGCGTGGTGCCTGGACTACCGCCAAGCCCGCATCGAAGCCAGCTACCGCGCCGCCCGTATGGTGGCTATCGCGCGTGCGGAGGTGAGCCGTGGCTGACGTTGCCGCGTTGTTTGTTCGCCGTGATTCGGTCTACAAAACGATGACAGACGTTGACGCTTTCGATGTTGATCGTAATGCGCTGAACTTTCGTGGGGGCATGCCGGTGGTTGCGCATCCTCCGTGTCGCTCTTGGGGGCGGTTACGTGCGTTCGCTACGCCTGCACCTGGTGAGCGTGACTTGGCGTTCTTCGCCGTCGATCAAGTACGCCGTTTCGGCGGAGTGCTTGAGCATCCGGCGGCATCCACGTTGTGGCCTGCGGCCGGTCTGCCTCGGCTTGGTTCACGTGATCGGTTTGGTGGTTGGACATTGCCGGTCTTGCAGAGTGCTTGGGGGCATCGCGCTGATAAGCCGACCTGGTTGTACGTTGTTGGTGTTGAGCCAAGTGTGTTGCCGGTGATGCCTTACCGCCTTGGTCAGGCTTCGCACGTCATTGCGCAGCAGGGGAAGCGTGCTGACGGCACGCGCATTCGCAAGGGTGATGCGCGTTGGCGCCCTGAGGTCTCGAAGGCTGAGCGTGAACATACGCCGGCCGCATTGGCAGCTTGGCTTGTTGACCTGGCGCGGTTGAGCGCGAGGGGGCTTCATGGCTGATCTTTCGCACCTGGAAGTGGACGTGCGGTCGGTTGCCGGCGTGCGGCCTGCGTTCGATCCGGTCATCAACGGTGCGCGCGTGCGCGCCATTGATGGTTCGTCCAAGGAAGCGCGCCTTGCTGTCGCGATGCTTCCGCCGGCTGCGCAGCGCGGCGATGTGCTGCGCCTGCCGTCACGCTACGCCTTTTCCCCGGCTGGTACTGGTGAAAAGGGGCAGGGGGTGGAGGTTGGCCCGGGGAGTAACACGGGCCAAAAGTCGGTTGCCAAGGATCAGGGGGCAATCATCGACTTTTTGACCATCGTTTTTCCGTTCGCAGCTGCCGAGGACGTGCGCTGCACAAAGCTGGATTTGCTGCTGTATCGCATCTTCGGTTTTCGCGGTGAGGTGGTGGTCGGGGCGATCCGGGAGAAGCAATGGAATTTCTACCCGTTGAGCGCCGTTCTTGTTGACCGTGAGGGCGAATTGGTGGGCCGTGTCGGTATGGGCGGCAACAAGGAAACCATCTGCATCAGCCTGTCCGGCGCTGGCTGCAAGTGGGTCACTCGCTGGGAACAGGTCTACCGGCAGCTGGGCGTCCTGCGCGCCAAGATCAGCCGCGTGGATGTTGCTCACGACGATTATGACGGTCGGCACCTGGACGTGCATACGCTGCGTGAGCGCGCTGCCGCTGGTGATTTCGGCGAGGGCGGTTGTCCGCCACGCCATCGCTTCATCAGCGATGAGGGCCACGGCACGGGCTGCACGCTCTACGTAGGTGGCAAGGGCCACAAGGAGCTATGCGTGTATGAAAAGGGCAAGCAGATGGGCCTGCCTTCCTCGCCGTGGGTGCGTGCCGAGGTGCGGCTGTATGGCAAGCATGTCGAAGTGCCCCACGATGTTGTGGTGAATCCTGCTGCGTATCTGCGCGGGGCCTACAGCGTGTTGAACAGCTTGATTCAGGGCGTTTGCACGCGCCTCAAAACCATTCGCAAGCAAGTGGAATGTTCCGCCGAAGCCGCCGTTGCATGGCTCAACCGGCAAGCGGGACCAATGCTCAATGTCCTCCGCGAAGCATTCGGCCATTCGTGGGCTGACTTTGCAGAGGCCCGCGTTCTCCGTGATGGCCACCCGGGGAGATTTCGCGGCATCGCCAAGGGTGAGCCACTCCATCGTTATGTGAGAGAAGAACTATGCCTGTCTGCCGCGTGAAGTCTGCTGCTGTCGAAGAGCAGCACAATTCCAAGAGTAATTCCATCATGCGTTCGCAAACCGTGGGCCTCGATCTGGGCAACGGTTTCGAGCTGCCGTTCCGTGTCGGCTTGGGCCAGCGCCCGGCCTATCCGCCGGGCGAGTACGACATCGATCCCAAGAGCTTCGCATTGTCGCCCTACGGCGATCTGGTGTTGAAGCGCTACGTGGACCTGGTGCCGCTCGGCGCGAAGCCGCAAGCGCCTGCTTCGAAGGCCTGACGCATGGCTCTGTGCGTAGCCCTGGCATCGGACGGGACATTGATCCCTACCGGACAGCCTGTTGCCGAGTGCACGGGCTACGTACTGCTGTCCAGCAGCGAACACGCCGTCTACGGCCTCATCAATCAAGCATTCGCGATGCCCACGCCGGAACAGGCGGCGGGTTGGTTCGTCGGCTCTGCCGGCGCGGTCATCGTTTGGTTTGTCGTCGCGCGTATCGCTGGCCGCGTGGCGAATTTCTTTCACTAGCCAGCATCAACTGCAAAGGAGTTTCAACATGGATTTTTCGGGAATTCTCGACGGCCTGTCGGCCACCACCGCCACCACCGCGATCATCGGTGCGGCCGCCATCATCGCCTTGGTCGGCTTCGCCGGCTGGGCGTCGAAGAAGGTGGCCGGCTTCTTCGGTCGCTGATTCATCGGGGCCGGTTCGCCGGCCCCATCTCTTCGGGAGGACGTATGGATTTCCAGAGCATCTATGCGAGCGTGGAACCAGCTGTAGCGGCGCTGGCCGTGCTGGGTGCTGCGGCCATCTATGCGCAGATCAGGTTTTGCCTGTGGGCCGCTCCGAAGGTGGCTCGCTTCTTCGCCATGCGCTACGTCAGGGGGAAGCTGTGATCTTGTGCCTGTTCTGCGGCCTGCTGGGCATGGCCTGCGGCGTTGCTGCGGTGAAGGGGTTGGACGCATGACCCGGTGGCTTGCTGCGCTGCTGGTTGCGGCTGCATTGGCGTGGATGGGCATCGGCTCGGCTAGTGCGCAGTCATGCACGGTTGCTTCTCCGTGTGATCAGGGTTCTGCGTATTCCGGAGTGAGTGCTCGGTCTTCTTCTTATCCTTCTTACATAAATAGCCGCCCAGGTTCTTACGGTGATTGGAAGGGGCGTGTTGGAGGGCCTTTTTGTGATAGCACCAAATGTTATTACAGGTGTTTTGTTTCGCGCCCTGTAACTGGCGATGCTGGCTGTACTGCAGATGGCGGACAGATGGATTTTTATTATTGGGCTGATCAAACTTGTTCTTCGCGCCCTGCGATGAGCGGCGGGCAGGCTCACATTCTTTCCAGCTATTCCGGTGATTTGGCGGCCTGTAACAACGGCTGCAAGATGATGCCTGTACCTGGACAGTCGTCGCTCGGTGTCGGGCTTGGGCCTAATCCCAGCTTCACTAGCTATTCCACTGCGGGTTGGGTTGCTACCGGTGACGTCTGTACTAAAGGCGACACCGGTGAGAAGGGCGATGACGATACAGGCGGCGGCAATGACGGCGAGCAGTGCACACAACAAGACAATCTCACGCAATGCATGAAGTCTGACGGTCGGCATTGCGCTGTCGCATCGAGCGGCAAGGAATTCTGTTGGCAGCCGGGCGAGAACGGCATCAAGGCATCCGGCAATGACGCGGCCACGAAATCACCGCAAGGCAAGGAAGCGAAGCCGCCACCGCTTCCGCCGAATAACGGTGGGGATTGGGAACAGAAGGCGCAATCGACGGTAGTCGAGTCGAAGGACGGCGCCAGCAACACCAGCAATGTCACCAGCTGGGAATCGTCGTATGGCTCGCAAGGGCAGGGCGCGTCCGGCAATGGCGCCAGCGGCGAGGGTAAGGGCGGCTCTGGCTCCGGGTCAGGTCTCGGTGGCGGTAGCGGCAACGGTGAAGGCGACGGCGATGGTGACGGCGCTGGCGGTGTGGGCGATGGTGCCGGCGATTTCTATACGTCGAACGGAAAAACTGTGTCCGATGTATTTCAGACATTCAAGGCGCGCGTTTCCGCTTCGCCATTGATCGATGCGGTGCAAGGCTTCTTTACCGTTAGCGCTGGCGGTGCGTGCCCTACGTTCACGGTGCCGGCATCGGAGTATTGGGAGGCCATGACCTATGACGCGCATTGCTCCGGCGATTTCCTCGCCGCGTTGCAGGCCATCGGCTGGGTCTTGATGGCGGTGGCTGCGCTGGCCGCTGCCTATTGGGCACTGTCATGACGTGGTGGCAGCAGGCCGGGTGGCTCAGCGATCTAACTAACTGGCTGCTGGGGCTTGTCCAGAAGCTGTGGGCGGCCATTGAGGCGTTCTTCAATGACTTGATCATCACGGCGTTGGAGAAGCTGTTGGAGCTTGCTGCGCTGGCGTTTGAGTCGCTGCCGGTGCCCGATTTCATGACGCAATACTCCATCGGCTCGCTGCTCGGCAATGCAGGGCCTACGGTCGGTTGGTTCGTGGAAACCTTCAAGATTCCCGAGTGCATGAGCCTGCTGGCAGCGGGCTTGGTGTTCAAGATCACTCGGAAGATCGTTACCTTCGGAAAGTGGTGACATGCTCGTTTTCAATGAAGGCGTGCCGCGTGCCGGCAAGAGCTATGACGCGGTGAAGAATCACATTCTGCCTACGCTGAAAAAGCGTCGGCGGGTGTTCGCGCGGCTCAATGGGTTGGATCACGCGAAAATTGCGGCGTATCTCGGCATGGATGAGGCCGAGGTGCGTGAGCTGCTGGTGCTGGTGGATACAAAGGAAGTTCGGACCTTCTTTGCCTGTGTCCAGGACGAAACGGGGAAGTGGTGCATTCCGGACCAGTTCAAGGATGCGCTGGTGGTGATCGATGAGGTGCATGAGTTTTACGTAAGCGAGCGCCAGCCACTACCGGGGGCGGTTGAAAACTTTTGGGCGCTGCTTGGTCAGAATGGCGGTGATGCCGTCATCATGACGCAATGGATTAACCGGGTGCATCAAGCCGTCCGTGCGCGCATCGAGCGGAAAAACGTGTTCCAGAAGCTGACGGCCATCGGCTTTAAAAATAAGTACCGCGTTACCTACTGGCATACGACGAGCCCCGGAAAGTACGAAAGAGTAGGCGGGAAAACGGAGAAGTATGACCCTGCGATTTATCCGCTTTATCACGGGTATGCTCCGGGCGCGGAAAATACGGAGGTCTATGAAGAGGGCGGTACGAATGTGTGGCGCGCGATGGCGTTCCGTGGCGCTGTGTTCGGCGTCCTCGGGCTCGTCGGTGCTTATTTCTTTTTGAGCTTCTTTTTCGGTGTAAAAGGCGGCAAGGAAAGCAAGGCGGAAACGGCTGCGGCTGAGGTAACGCAGGTTTATGACGCCGATGGCAATTTCCTGCGCACTGAGGGCGCTGCAGCAGCTGTTGCAGCGGTCAAGGAAAAGGAAGACCCGTTCAAGGGCATGACGCCGGAGCAGCGTTTCGTGGCTGAAATGAAGGGCAGGGTGCGCCTTGCCAGCCGTGCGGAAATCGGCGGGCATGTCCGTGGCTGGGTCGAGTGGGTGGACGATACCGGCGAAACGGTCGAGTCGTTGGAGGTCGCAGCAATTGAGGCGCTGGGTTACGCGGCGTCGTGGGAGCCCTACGGCGTCCGGCTTGCTGCCGGCGATCACGTCATCATCGCCACGCCGTGGCCTCGGGTGATGCCCGTGCGCGAGAAGGAGCAGCGGCTTTACAACCTGAGCGGGAGCGGCGGCGCTGGCATTGCGAGCGGAGCGAGTGAGGCCGGGGCCGCTGCTCCCGGCACGTCCATAGGCTATGCACCTGGGCAGCGTGGGGACATTTTCCCAAGGTCTGCCGGCTATGTCGGTGGGACGTGGACACCTCCTACGACTGCGCTTTAATTTCGTGCCATCCTCTGTTCACTATCTGAGCAGGGGCGTTTATGCATTTCGATCTTTCACCTATTTTGGGCGTGATCTATCGCCTGATTGGCGTTCTCTTTTTTGCCGTTGTCGTCGGCTTGGTGGCCGCTTTTTTCTCGCGTGGTTTAGGTAAAAAGCGTCAGCGTGCGGTCATGCAGCTCGCTTTTATGGCAATTCTTGTCCTTGGGACGCTGCTGTTCGTGCTGTAGGGGGGGGCGGGGTGTCCGCCGATGGAATCTGCTACCCTGAATGGCAGCACAGGGGCTGCTCGCCTAGCAGGTTTCAGGATGAAAAGCCATAAGGCAAGAATCGTGCCATTTATGCGAGGTTCATTTATCGTTTTGCTTTCATTCACAATTGCACAAGATTGCCTTGCGCAACGCATTCGGACGGCGGTCGGGCCTGCTGCGCCGCGCATTACCAGCGCGCCGAAAGCTGCTTATAACTCGATGGCAAAGGACACCACGCCCTTCAACTGCGAGCAGTACGCCGGCCATCCGCATCCGACGATGAAGTCTTTCTGTGAGGGTCTGGAAGCGGATGTTCTGGGCGCTGAGGCGCGGCGCGCCGGTCGCCCAGGTCCATCGAGAGACGTTATCGAACTGCCACCGATGGGGTCTGCGAGTGCGAAGGCCCGTGGCATGGCCTGCATCGGTGGTCAGGCCATGCGTAAGCTGCCGAATGGCTGGGAACAGATGCATTCGGATGCGGGCGGCTGGCAGCGCTGCCGGGTTCGGTGAATTATTGAACCGGTTGGATCTGATCGGGTTCAGTAATTGGGGTGCAGGGGCAAAGCCCCTGCGGTGACGCTTCACCCGCGCCGGTGGCGTGTGCGAGCCGGTAGTGTCAGGTCTACATGGGTTCGGCCCGTGCCGAGGACCGCCGCCATGCAAACCCGCTTTTCAGGCTGTGAAGTGGGTTCGGTTTTTCCAGCAGAAAAACCAGCTTAGAAGAAGATGCATGAAAGATGGGCGCAAGTTGCGGCCATTTTTGCGCCATTTCGATACTTCCGATAATTGATGGTTATCGGAAGTAATATATGCTAGAGTTGGAAAACAGCCCTGACCCCGCACTTGTCCACGTCCATGAAATCCGCCGCTCTCGATCTGTTTCCTTCCGCACTTTTGCCCGAACAGCTAGCCAGTAGTGCCGCCGAAGCCGTACGGGAAATCTTCGACGAAGCGGCTTCGATCAACACCGCGCGCAGCTACCAGACCGCGCTGCGTTACTGGACAGCGTGGTATCAAGGCCGCTATGGCCGCACAATCGAATTGCCGATGCATTCGAGCACGGTCGTGCAGTTCATCGTCGACCACCTGGCCCGCAAGGGAAAAACCGGGCTGACATGGGAGCTGCCGGAGACGCTTGATGAAAAACTGGTTGCGGCCGGACTGAAGCAGCGCCCCGGACCATTCAAGCTCAGTACCATCATCCACCGCATCGCCGTACTGTCGGCAGCGCACCAGTTCAAGAAGCTGCCCAATCCCTGCGAAACGCCCGAAGTTCGCCAGCTGCTTGCCAAAGGCCGCCGCGCGGCCCACAAGCGCGGCGAACGCCCGCGCAAGAAGACCGCGATCACCGGCAACGAGCTGGAAGCCATGATCGCCACCTGCGACGACACGCTGGAAGGGCTGCGCGACCGCGCCCTGCTCTACTTTGCCTTCGCCAGCGGCGGACGCCGCCGCAGCGAAGTGGCCGCGGCCGATCTGGCCGACCTGCGGCGCATCGCCCCGGATGCCTATCTCTATCGTCTGGAACACGGCAAGACGCTGCAGGATGGCCCCAAGGCCAACGCCACGCCGGACAAGCCGATCCTCGGTGTAGCCGCCGATGCGCTCACCACGTGGCTGGAGGCCAGCGGTCTGCGGGAAGGCCCCATTTTCCGCCGCCTCTGGGGCGACACCATCGGCCCCAGCATTTCGCCACGGGCAGTGGCCGACATCGTGCAGCGCCGTGCCGCGCTGGCCGGACTGGACGGGGATTTCGGCGGGCACAGCCTGCGTTCCGGTTTCGTCACCGAAGGCGCGCGCCAGGGCGTTGCCCTGCCCGCGCTGATGGCGATGACGGACCATCGTTCTGTCGCCAGCGTGGTCGGCTATTTCCAGGCCGGCAGCGTGACCGATAACCCCGCCGCCAACCTGCTGGCCAGGCGCAAGGCCGGAACCGGGCAGGACAAGGGCAATCCGGAAAC